ATGGGCGGGGGGATTACCGAACGATCTAAACGAAAGTGCCGACAGCATCCTGACATAATATACATTATGCGAAGTCGCATTGACGCTTCTGTGCGCCCTGGCGGCCTATCAATGCTGGTCCCTCCACAGGAAGCGGACTGGACAATGATATTAGACACCTACGATCGCGTAGACCTGACCGGCCCCTGGGCCGGTTTTGGTTTTCAGGGGCATCGGTTCTTCACTCCCGAAGGCCGAGATATCGACCCGGTGGGAATGCGCTACTGGTCGCTCACGTGCAACATCGCGCGCGAGTGGGCGCTGATGATGGCCGAGGAACGCCAACGCGTATGGCATGCAAGGCCGGCCGACGTGATCTACCTGCGGGACGTGCTCCGGCGCAGGCGTGAAATGCGGTTATCAATGATGGATGGCGCGGGGTCCGCCGACAGAGCGCGTGTGGTCCGGCAGACACGTGGGCCACGAAGTCCACGGCGCGGGTGAGGCGTTATCCGTAGGGGCTATGCCCCTACACCCCTACAATGCCGGTTCATCATCATTGGGGGACGCATGAGCTACAGACCGCAGAACAACCACGACGGGCTTTGGTGGGAAATCGCCCTGGGCATCTTCGTCGGTCAACTGATGACCGCAGCCTTCGCGGGTGTGGTGGCCCTGTGCCTGGGCTACTTCACGCTGCGAAGCGTGAGCGCAGGACTGCCGACACCACTACCGCAACGGATTTACACACCGCGCTCCCAGCAAACAGACCCGACACCAGTACAACTACGGCCGCTGGAATCGGACGAACGATGCATTCAACACAAACGGTTCCAGCGCCTGTCAAATGGCTGGCAAGAGTTGCCGCACGATCCGTGCTAAATCGTGATGCGTCACGAAACTACATGTCCAACGTGGTAGCCGGCGTGCTTGTGGTCGTCTGATACGGCTTGCTCTCGGGGAACGTGCCGAGGCTGCGCGGAACATGCCCAATCACGCCGCTTCTTTGGTGATCGCGATCAGCGCCACCGGCGTCACTCCCTGCGGTCGCAACGCCAGCAGCGCCGTCGCTCTTGCCATCAGGCGAGGTGTTATAGAGGCGTGGATCCTGCTCGCGCACTGGCTCGCGCCAAGGCCAAGCCGTGGCGACAACCGTGTGCTTGCCCGCAACAAGCCGGACACCATATGGCTGCACAGTGGCGTCGAAACCGAGGGCACGCAGCTGGCCAAGGTCAAGCTGCTCAAGCACGATGTTCGAAGTGTCGATCCATTGAAGCCATGCACGATCACGGCCAGACACCTGCGCAATGGCGGCAACCCGAATGCGACCCTTGGCGGCGAGCTCGATCACATAGCGCTGCTCCGGCGTCAAATCAGCAAGCGGATCGGCGACAACGGCCGCGACGGCCTGCTGCCCAGGTGCAGAGACCAGCTCACCCGGCTTGAAGACCTGGCCGACCGCTGGCGTTGACGACGGGCCCGTGGCAGCAGCATGCGCCGGCTGCTTACCCTTGTTGAAGTAGCTGGCGAAGAAGTAGAGACCGATGCCACCGACTACGAGAAAGATGACAGCACGCACTGCCATGGCGGCCCACACGTTCTTGCCGCCTTCCTCATAGACCTCGGTGTTCTCAGCGCCAGGCGCGTAACCGTCATAGAGCGGAAAAATCACCGGATCGTACTTGAGCGTCTGGCCGCCGACCTTCTCGAATTTGCCCGGTGAGGTGGTGTGGAAATACGTCACGCGGTACCGGCTTTTCATGCCGACCGCTGTGAGCTTCTGGAAGGTATTTTTCTTCTCAATACGTGCTTTAACCGCCGAGTGTAGACGGTTGATCCACTGCGTCATGATGACCGCATCGCCACCGTTCTGACCAAGCAGCGCCCAAAAATTCTCGACAGCCGGCTCAAGCGGCTTACGCTCGTTGACGTAGAACTCGTGGACCTCATCGATCACCACAAGCGCATCCTTGAACTCATCCGGAATGCACCATTTACCGGAGGCATCCTGCGTGCAGGCGAACAGCTTGGCAACGTCCTTCGTATCGACCAGCACGAGCAGATCGAGCACGTCCTTTTCCTGCATGCCCAGGTGCTTGGCGATGCGGTCGTGACGCAACCCATTGAGGCGAGCGAACACACGCCGCCCCTTCTTGATCGCCGGGAGAATGTGATTCTTTACAGCGTCGTAGCTCTTGCCGGCGCGCGGCACACCTTCGTTGAAGACCAGCATGTCACCAAATCCCGAGCGTCAACACACGACGCAACAAGTAGAAAATCATCGCCGCGCCGATGGCAACGAGCGATGGCCCAATCATGAAGACGTCCGCGAACCACAGGATGGTGCTACCTGCATTTCCCAACATGCCACCGATGCTCTGCCCTTTCATGAAATCAGGCATCGGCAGGAGATTCATGACGTAAAGCACCGCAGAGAGCGTCTGATCGAGCCACATAACGAACAGGTCGCCGATGAAATCAGCGAACGCCTGCCAGATCAATTTGACCGCCTTCCAAATCCATTCGGTTAGATCACTAAACCAACCCACTTGCATACCGCGCCCCTTATGTCACAGCAATGCGAATAGCCGCATACGCAGCAATCGCCAAAATGACCCAACCACACGCACGCAGGAAGCCAAGAAACGTGCCGCTACAGTGAAAATCGATGGTCATGGCGCTCCACCACTTGGACGCACCCAAGGTAAAAACCGGACACGATCCGCCAGACGGAACAGTCATGAAACTGGCGATACCACCGGCTATCGGCGTAGAGCGAACCTGCGCGGCGAACTTGGACACAACCGACTCCACTGTCTTGTCGCTCTTGGTGTACAGATCACCCATCGGTGCACCCGCGCCAGGATCATCACCATCACCCTCTTCGCCGTCACCATCACCGCCGCCGGAATCAGTACCAGAGCCGGTGCCATCACCCTTACCGGAACCGTCCTTGCCATAGGTGCTATCGAACGTGGTGACGTTGGAATTGGTGGTAACGCCGCCCCTGGTTTCAGAAGATGTGCCCTGCCCTGTCACCTTCCAATCGCCGCCGTTAGAGGGCGCATCCTTCGGGGCATTAATCGCCGCGTTCTCGGGCGACTTCGTTGCGGCCTGATTGTTGTTATCGGCCTTCTTGACGCCGGACTCTCCAGGGGACCAGCAGAACTGCTTGCCGGTCGATGCGGTCGCACACTGCTTGCCATCGCTACGAATGCACATGGTCAAGGTACCAGACTGCACGCAATCCTGATCCTTCACACCCTGCCCTGTGCCATCGCCGTAGCTACACGTTGCACCAGTAGGCTTGGCACCGACCAAACTGAAATAGGTTTTGCCGCCAGCGCTAAACGTATCAGCGGAGGTAGCAGGCCCCATGGCACAGCCATCATTGCAACTTGCACCATTACCCAATGCTGACCAACCGGATGTTGAAGCAGGACGAGCAGCACAACTATTGCGCAACGGAAAAACAAAGCTACTGGTAGGTGCATACGGCATGTCAGCAGAAAGCCACAACCGATAAACCCCCGCATCAGGCGGCTGATCATCACGACGACAATCATACTGCGCGCTGGGAACACTGGGCCTAGTATTAGACAACCACCACTCACCACGTGCATTGCATGCGGCAAATGCAGCGCCCTGATCACCAAAGCTGCCGCCGTTAGGTGGCTCCGCTGAAAACGCATACTCAGTGAACCCGATTAAGAGCAACACAGCGAAGAAAATCACTCGGATCATGGTGCGTCCAAACCCTTGACCGCCGCCCATCCACACAAAGCGCCCATAAACGCACAGAACAGTAGAACGATCATCGTGCCTCCCCCAGAAAGAGAGAGGGCGACACCGAAGCGCCGCCCTGCCCTCACCACCATTAGCCGAAGAAGCCGGCCACCTTCTTTGCACCCCACTTAGTGAAGCCGACCAGCGCGATCAGCGCGGCAGCACCCACAACAGCGGTCACGGCGTCAGCCGCACTCAGACCCGACAGAATGTCACCCATGTTTTCTCTCCTAGTAGATTGATTGATTTACCGGTCATTGAACATGCCCGCGACGCTGCCGGCGAGGCGTCCCAGGACGAACCACACGATCACCACACCGCAGCAGCCGGTGGACCACGCTACGGCGTCCTCCTTGCTGGGCATTGCGAACGCTTCTTGCACCAGCGCATACACGCTGTATTCGCTACCACTGACGAGCACGTAGCCGCTGCATTCACCAACCGATTGACCGGTGGGCACCAACGTGCCGTCCGCTTGCAGGGCTACGCACACGGCCATGGCTTAAGCCGTCGCGCGTGCAGGCGCTTTGGCAGCGCGCAACACATGAAATTTGCTGTAGTTGATGGCGCCCTTGTTGACGGTCACCATGGCTTCCAGATCCAGCTCGTACTCGCCGGGCTGGTACGCGGACTGTCCCTTCTCAAGGCGGACATCGAGGGGATACGCGAAGCCGCCGGCTTCGAGCTTGGCTTTCTGCTTGCGCGTGGTGTATTCCCGGTCCTTGCCCTCGTCATCCTTGAACGTGCCGCCACGCTCATCGACTTCGGCGCTCAGCACAGTGACTTTGATTCCGCTCATGGTGTAACCCCTTCTAAGGTTTGATTGATGCCCGCGATTTCGGGCCATTGATTGGCTACGTCTGCTGTTGCCCACGCCGGTAGCCGATGCGACGTGCAGGTACTGATGACGGCATGCAACGCGTCAGGCGTTGGGCAATGCCGCACGATGAAATTCAGGGTTGCGCCGTACTGACGCTTGATGTGGCGACGCGCACTTTTCCAGGTGGCATCGACAGCAGCTTTCGTAATGTCGATGCGCGTGGCGACGCAGTGCAGGAACTTGAGAACGGGATAGGCACCGAGCAGATAGGCAGCAGGATCGCGCAGCAAATCCAAGGGCAATTCCTTGCGATTGGTGGAGCGGAATTGCGCCTCATAGCGCACCCATTCGGAGGCCTTGTCGCCTTGCTCCCTGCCCTTCTCGTACACGCGCAGCTGCTTTTCGGACTTCTTCCCGCCGACGTAGAAGGTCTTGCCGTCGCCACTGTCGTGATCGTCCACGGTCTGCGCCTTGGGGCGCTGTCCACGGTTGTCGAATTCGCCCGATGCATACCAGCTTTGCGCCAGTTTCAAGGGGTATTTGCCCAGCAGGTCATCGGCGGCAACGTCCACACGGGTCAATCGTCCAGCGCAGCTTTCGAGCTTCGCTCGAAGCTCCAGCCACCGCTTCGCATGGCCACAGCGCGCTGCGCTCAACACTCCACACCCGGTGCCGGTCAACTCGATACGCGCGGTGTAGGTGCCATCTGCACGGCGGCAGTGCTCACCGCCCAACTCGATCAACCCGACGTGCTGGCCGTCGCGGTCGGTGATACGCACGCGCCACAGATAAAACCGCCCCGGCCCGGCCTTTTCGTCAAGTTCCAAGCCCAAGCCGGCGAAGAACCAGCAGAACACTTGCAATGCGACCGCACGGGCGTTCTCGGCGGTGACGTCCATCCATTCGCGGACCTCTTCGGCGTCGTCGTTGACGAACACACCGGCTTCGCCGAGGACGGCACGCAAGTCCACAGAGGCGGAAAACCAGTCAATGGCGACCGTCAGGGTGCCATCGGCATTCCTGAATTCACTGACTCCCCTGTTAGACGAGGGGAGTCCCAGATCCAGCGAGCCGTCAGCCATGCGCGTAGAACTCCACAGCAGCGGTTTCACAGGCACGAGCAGCACGGCGCGAGGCGTGCACGCTCTGCTCCACCAGTCGGCCAGCAAGACGCACGGTCAGGCGAAAACGCCGAGTGCGGCGACCACCGATCACGATGTGGTAGGTGTCGATGTGGGAGACGACCGAGGCGCTCATGCCACAAGCTCCAATTCGGCATAGGCGCTGGAAACAATCGCGCGGCGCTGACTCAGCGGCGCACCGTGCTCCAACACGCTTTCGATGATTAAGACCTGTTCGCGGTGTGCGCGCAGCGCAGCTTCGGCGCGGCGATCCAGAATCCAGGCGACCAATCGGGCGAGGCCGACAGTAACGGTCAGCGCAGACGCGCCGATCAGTGCAAGTGCTTGTGTGTCCATGAAGCCCCTATCCCCTGCCCCTTGACGCGGACCCCGGAGGGGAGCCGGGGGCGCGGTGTCATACGGCGTAGGACACGAGGTGCATGTAACATGAAACAGGACACTTCTGTCAAACGGTATATGACGTGGACACCATAAATAAATTGCTTGACACGGCGCGAAAAGCATGCTCGCGCGACTCAGACAACAGCGTTGCGCTGTCGCTTGGCGTGTCGCGGAATTCGGTTTCGGTGTGGCGAAAAGGCGGCAAGATCACAGACACACACCTGATGGCGCTCATCGAACTGGCTCAGGCCGATCCCGCGTTGGCCGTGAAGGTGCGACAGGAAGAAGCAGCGTCGCCGGCAGAGAAAAAGGCATGGAGTGCGCTGTGGGACAGACTGTCCCCGGTCACTACGGTGATCGGGGCGCTCGCACTGGTGGCAATCGGCATGCACGCAGGGGCGCATGAAGCACTGCTAGCGGCGCTCTCCCCCGTCGCCATAACACCCACCTTCTATACATTATGCGAAGTGGCGTGTTGACGCTTCTGTGCGCTCTGGCGGCCTATCACTGCTGGTCCCTCCACAGGAAGCGAACTGGACAATGAAGCTAGACACCTACGATCGCGTAGACCTGACCGGCCCTTGGGCCGGTTTTGGTTTCCAGGGACACCGATTCTTCACACCAGAAGGCCGGGACATCGATCCGGTCGGGATGAGCTACTGGTCGCTGACATGCAACATTGCACGCGAATGGGCACTGATGATGGCGGAAGGACGTGAGCGCGTGTGGCACCCCCGGCGGTAATCCCCCCGCCCA